TCAACTTCCCAGAGGAGGGGTTATTGTCTCTCTAGGATCTACACCCGGTTTAGGATTTGCTCCACTAAAAGGTGCTAATTTAAAGGCAAAATTCGACTCATACGGAACTATAACAGGAATAGTTGGAGTAGCTACAACTGGATCATCATTAGGTATTGTCACAGCTTTTTATAATAATACAACTGGTATTTTAACGATAACAACTCAAACAGATCCTGATTGGGTATTTGGTGATCAAAGTCAAGATGAAGTCCAATTGATAAACGTGCCATTTAGTGGAGGTCTATCTATTGGAGGGACTTTCCCAGTTGTTTCTGTTGCTGCTACTAATATAATTGGTGTAAATATTGGTCAAAGAGCTACTACTCACTTATATAATGGTGGAGGTGAAATATTACCATTTTATGGAGATCTTACTTTTGGATCAGGATATAATGGAATTGGTGGTATTGGAGTCACAGTTTTTGATCCCGGTTATATTCATAGATTTGTATCTGCAAATACTGGAGCTATTAATAGAAGTAGTGATGCAGCTCAATTAACACCTACATCTGCAGATTATGATCCTAAATCTGGAATTATTACATTTACTGTTAATAATCATGGAATGTCTACAGATGATTTAATTACAATTGATAATTATTCCTTAACATATACATGTTCAAAGGATAATTACTTCACAGAGCATTCATATCCCAGACCAACTGATCCATTAGGTGGTGGTATATCAACCGCAATAACAAAGGTAACTGATAATATTTTCAGTGCTAATGTTGGAACTAATGTAGGTTCTGGTGCAGTTATTAGTGTTTCAAGTATTGATGCTGGAGGATCATTATCTTTCAGTATTGGTGCAGGTGGCACAGACTATAAGAATCCAAAAATATTTGTATCTTCTCCAAGTTATGATAATTTACCAATAACAGGTTTGTCTAGATTGGGTATTGGTCCAACAACTGAAACTGGAAGTAATGTAAAGGTTACTTTAAATGTAGGACCAGTTTCTACTAATGTAGGTATAGGATCAACATTATTTGAGGTTAAAAATTTCAAATTATTAGGAAATGGAAATGCATTTAAGATTGGAGATAAATTTACTGTCGTGGGTTTAGTTACTGACTCTAGTTACGCTCAACCGGTAAAAAACTTTGAGTTAGAAGTTACCAAAGTATTCCAAGATGATTTTACACTTTGGCAATTTGGTGAATTGGATTATATTGATTCTATTAAACAATTACAGAATGGAGAAAGAGTAAGATTTCCATTAAAATATAATAATAATTTAATAAGTATAGAAGAAGGTAGCAATTATACAACTGATCTCGCAAACGTTTTATTAGTAATGAGAAATGGTGTTGTACAAGATCCATCAACAACTTATACCTTCAAAGGTGGAACATCAATAGTATTCATTGACCCTCCTGAAGCACAGGATAATATTCAAATATATTTTTATAAAGGAACAACTCAAGTTGATTCACTTGTTGTTGATGCAGAAACTTCTCCTATTGAAGTTGGTGATGAATTGCAATTATTAAAAAATCCATCTGATGATACAACAATATCACAAACAAAAAGAAGATTTACATCTATTAGAGATTCTGATGAATTAGAAACTAATATTTACTATGGAGAGGGAGTTAACGAAAACGTATTTAAACCTGTAAATTTATTCAAACAAAAAACAGATTTAGAAGTTAATGGTATTAAAATACCGAAAACAAGAAATTTAATTGAGACTTATGTGTTTCCAACAGCTAAAGTAATTGGTAAAGTGTCTACTTCAGATCAACAATTATTTTTTGATGATGTTTCTTTGTTTAATTATGAGGATGATGCCAGTCCAAATTTCTCTTTTAGATTGATCTCTGGAAATCCTGATCCAGTTGCAGCATCATTGAGTGCAAACGTTTCATCAGCCGGAACGATTACATCTTTAAATATTATAAGTGGAGGATCTGGATATCTTGGAGCAACAACTTCCATATCAATAGGTATTCCAACAACAGGAATCGGAACAACTGCAAATCCAACAGCTACAGCTACAGCAACTATAGGAGCTGGTGGAACTATATCAGAAACTTTAATTCTGAGTGGTGGTATAGGATACACCTCTTCAAATCCACCAAGTGTATTAATTCCCAGACAAGATGTCATAGAGGAAACAGTAGCTGGAAGTAATATATCAATTTTGTCAACTTCAGGTATTATAACAGGAATAACAACCACAACATTTAATTCTCAATTATCAATTGAATTTACAGGTATAAACACTGAAGGTTTAGTTCCACTTCAAATTGGAGACCCAATTTTCATATACGATACAACTGTTGGTAATGGAGTTACATCAACTGATGGTGTTGACACAAATATTGTTGGAATTGGTACATCTTTTGTTGATAATATCTACATAATTGCAGGAATTACGACATTAGGAGTAGTTGGAGGAGGTAATACCGTAACAGGTATTATAACTTGCACGATTGATTCAAATAGTGTTGGTATTGGAACCACTATTAGCACTCCTGATATTCCAGTTGGTAAATTTTCTCTTGGAAAAATGAGTAATTTAACAAGATCATCAAGTCCGATATCGATTGGTGTTACAGGTTTAACTGTTGATGTAGGATTAACTACATTCCCAACAATCATCAGAAATAGTGGTGAAGAAACACTCAGAAAAACTGGTGCATTGAAAACTCCGGGTGTAAGTTAAAATAATATGTATAAATATCTAAAAAACGATTAATATGCCAGCAATTGTAACAGATCAGTTTAGAATATTAAATGCTAATAATTTTGTTAATTCAGTATTAACAGGAGAAAATTCCTATTACGTATTTTTAGGACTCTCTAATCCATCAGGATTTATACCCTTTTCATCAAGTATAGTTGGCTTCGGTAGAACATCAGACTGGAATACTAATACACCCTCTCCAATTGATAATCTCCAATATAGATCACATTATCGTGATACTATGATGTTTGGAAAGAAAGTTAATAGCGCTAATATCAGAAGAGTAGTAAAAAGACATAATTGGGTAGCAAATAATAGATATGACATGTATAGACATGATTATCAAGTCATAGTAAATCCTGCTCCTAATGGAAATACAGGTAATTTATTCGATACTAATTATTTTGTTATCAATAGTGATTTTAGAGTTTACATTTGTATTGATAATGGATCAAGTGGAAGCAATACTAAGGGTAACATATCAGAGGATGAGCCAAAATTTACTGATTTAGAACCAACAGCTGCTGGAATAAGTGGTGATGGATACGTATGGAAATATCTTTTTACAACTCAACCATCTGATATTATTAAATTTGACTCAACTGAATATATTATTTTACCTAATGATTGGGAAACATCAACAGATTCCCAAATTCAAAGTGTAAGGGAAGCAGGTGATTCAAGTGTGAACTTTAATCAAATTAAAAAAGTATACATAGAGGATGCAGGTAGTTCAAGTCAGGCAGTATATCAGACCGGAACATATGAAATGAATATATTAGGTGATGGGTCTGGAGGAAAAGTTCAGATTGTCGTCGATTCAAATGGAAAAATATCATCTACTAAAGTGACATCTGGAGGTTCAGGATATACGTTTGGAGTTGTAGATTTAGGAACAGCATTAATTAATCCTGCTGGTAATTTATCTCCAACAGACGCTGCTAAATTAATACCGATTATTCCACCATCAAAGGGACATGGGTTTAACGTATATGATGAACTCGGATCTGATAAAGTATTAGTTTATGCTAGATTTGATGATGCATCAAAAGATTTCCCCACCGATACTAAATTTGCACAAGTTGGAATTATAAAAAATCCAAGTCAAGTAGGATCAAGTGTTACATTTACATCTAATCAATTTTCTTCACTTAAATCAATAAAACTTTCTGAAGATATTGGTATAAACAAATCTTTAGTTGGTGTTGGTATTACTCAATCAGTTACTGATGGTGTAGCTAGAGGTTATATTGCTTCTTATGATAAAGAAACAAAAGTATTAAAATATTTTCAAGATAGATCATTATTCTTTGTAAATGGTAATGATCAAACTGATAATGTGAATGTATCTGTTCAATCTCAAATACTTCCTTTTCAAAGTTCAAGTAATAGTATAATATCTGATACAACAGATCCTGATTTATCGTTTTCAAAATCAGTTGATACTGGATTTACTGGTATTCTAACAACCATCAATAATAAAGTAATTAATTTAGGTGTGACATTTGAGGGAGGCATTGCTGATTCTGAGATAAATAAAAAGACAGGAGATATCATTTACATAGACAATAGAGAATTGGTTGAAAGAAACTCCAGACAAAAAGAGGACATCAAAATTATCCTTGAATTTTAAGAAAAATGACACAAAAAACAAATTTAAATGTAAGTCCATATTATGATGATTTTGATAGGAGTAAAGATTTCTATAAAGTTTTATATAAACCTGGTTACCCTGTACAAGCTAGAGAACTTACAACTGCACAGTCAATAATTCAAAACCAAATTCAAAAATTTGGTACTTATGTATTTAAAGATGGATCTAAAGTAATTCCTGGCGATCCCTCATTTGAAGATAATATACTTGCACTTAAGGTTAATCCAAGTAATTTGGGAGTTGACGTATCAGTTTATATTGATAATTTTTTGGGTAAAAAAGTAACAGGTCAAGAATCAAAAATAAGTGGAGAAATAAAATTCATAGCAAAACCATCAACAGATCCTGTAGATGACATCATTCTGTATATTACAGCTTTTAATTTTGGAAATGAAGAAGTATCAAAATTTATTGATGGAGAATCATTAGTATGTTCAGAAAATGTAATCTATGGTAATACAACAATAAACGCTAATACTCCATTTGTATCTTTAATTTCTAGTGATTCGACATCTTTTGGATCAATTGCAAGTATTGAAAAAGGTGTGTATTTTATACGTGGATATTTTGTTGACGTTTTACAACAAACTATTATATTAGATTATTTTACCAATAAACCATCATATAGAATAGGTTTACAAATAAATGAAACTATAGTCGATGCAAAAGATGATTCCTCACTTTATGATAACGCATCTGGATTTACTAATTTTGCTGCACCAGGTGCGGATAGATTAAAAATTACATTAACACTTACAAAAAAAGAATTAACTGATAAAAGTGATACAGATTTTCTTGAAGTCCTACAGGTAGAAAATGGAAAAATAAAAAAAATTGATGAGACCAGTGTTTTAAATGAATTAGGAAAGGTACTCGCAGAACGAACATTCGAAGAGTCTGGAAATTATTCTGTAAAACCATTTATAGTATCAGTACATAATTCTTTAAATAATAATCTAGGCAATAATGGTTTATATTTTGAAGGTGATACTACACAAAGNGGAAATACACCTTCTGATGATTTGATGAGCGTAAAAATATCACCAGGTCTTTCTTACGTCAGAGGATTTAGAGTAAATAAACAGGGAACAAATATTTTAGATGTAGAGAAACCAAGAGATGTAGGAATAAAAAGTGATGCTAGTATAGATTTTAATATGGGTAACGTCCTTAAAGTAAATAATGTCAGAGGTATTCCAAAACAAGGATCAGTGGTTAAATTGTTTAATAATTTTAATGGTACGGGTGATTTAATAGGTAGTGCGAGAGTTTATAGCTTTAATTTAGAAGATTCT